GCCGTTCTCCCACCGGAACGAGCCCCGCGTAAGGTAGTGCTCCTTGACTAGGCTGTCGGCGTAGTCTATCTGCTGGTAAATCTTGGTTAGGTTGAAGAGACTCTGCTTGCTCTCGTCACGGAAAGCGTGCGACTCGGTGCGCGGGAACTGACGGTAAAATTCGTTAAGAGCGTCGGGGTCGCTCTTCATACTCTCTACCTCGGCCTCCCAGTAGTCGATGGCGCCAGACTTAATCTTCTGCCCGTCGACACCCTTGATGGGCGCGTCAGGGGCGCGGAACACGGGATGACCATACTGGTCTATGAACCCTTCCATGTTGTATTCCATAGGAATGAACAGGGAGTACATGCCGCTCTTGGTCTGTCCGTTGGCGTTGCGTACGCTGGGGTCGGAGTCCTCGTACAGCTTCTTGAAGTTCGAACCGCCCTTAGCCAGCGCGTTCGAGGTCGAGCCCATTAGGCACTTGCCGATAATCCTGCTTCCAAGGCGCAAGCACGTCTTGGTAACTCGCCAGTTGTTGAGGATGTTGTTGGGCTTAATCCACTTTCCGCTCTCGTCGTGGACTAGCAGGATGAGCTTCTCTCCGTCGTAGGAGTTGTCGTCGGTGTTCTTCCAGTCGATGGTCGTGTCCAGTCCGAAAATCTCTTCACTCTCCACATCGTACATGTTCTTCTTTGTAATCTTCGAAGCAGGTATACGAAACGCCAGTTCCGTTTTCGGCTTATCCATGCCGTCCTGTATCGGTTTGAAGAAGAATGGAAGGCGGTTCGCAATGGGAACCACCTTGTCGGTGAACATTTTTTTGGCGTCCGCACCCGTCTTAGAGAGTATACCAACCCGTGAATCTTTCGCTAGTGTGCCAGTGTTTACGCACTCCGACGACCCCATAAACGAAAATCCAGAACGGCGAATCTTGAGGTACGCCATACCGAAGCAGCGAGGGTCAGCCTTGCATGCCTCCCAGAAGATAAAGAATATCCTATTCGCCTCACGGAAATCTGGGTACCCTACGTCGATGCTCGTCCACTGCAAATACATGTAGTGCCCACCCGTTATGTACGTCGGGACACCGTTGTTCTTGAACCAATGCCCGTCCTCGCGGCGGTCGAACTCAGCTTCGATATAGTCCACCCAGTTGGCTTTGAAGCCCTTGGGCATATCGTTCCATTGGAAGATGCTCTGGATTCGGCTTAGCTCTTTAGGGAGCTCCTCACGTACCCAACGGTTCTTACCGTCCGGCAGGTCTTTCGGTGCAGGCGGTAGCGCGATATGAACACCGTTGATGTTCATAACGTCGCCTATCTCCCCCGTCTTGGAGATGACCACCAAATCGTACTTCTCGTTGTAGCCGTAGAACCACGTCTTAGCGCGGTTCTTGTTCTTCAACACCGTCTTGGGCACATAGCCCTCGGCGATGGTGTACAGCTTATCTGGACCGTCGTTCTGCAAAACCCACCTTAGTTTCCGTCTGGGTGGATGTAGCCTCCAGCTCTAACTCCTCTTCCTCGGAGTCTATGCGATTCAAAATTTCTAGGGCGTCGAAGATGGCAAGCTTCTTAGTAGCCGCTGCGTTCTTCAGCCTGTCCGCCGCAAGGTCGTCGTCTTCGCCGGGCTTGAGTATGTCTTCCTGAGCAACCTTGATGAGCTGCTCGACCGCTACGCGCCCCGCCGCGATGATGCGTTCCTTTAGCTTCCTTGAATCTTGCATGTTATCTGGTGGTCGAACATCCGATACAACTTCTCCCCATCGACAGTGAACTCGTACTCGCTGTCTGGCTTAAAGGTTACCATATCCCCGGACTCAATTCCTTGGGACAAAAGATAATCATTAGGAAATCGCATTATGCCGACCAGAGGTTCCTCTGTCAACGGCTTGAAGATGATAGATTCCTCAGGGGGTACAGGCTGTACAAAGCAGTACCTGTCGTGGGGATGCCACTCGCCAGACGAGCGCCACATATAGAACTGGTCGAAGTCAACAAGGAATAGGTCGTCTTTCAGAAAGCTCCGCCCGCTTTGCCTCCGGCCCTTCATATCGTTGTAGTACTTGAACACGTTGTGGTGAACAAGTAACGTATCGCCGATAGCAATGGGGCCCTCGTATCCCAATGGCAACGCCACAACCTCGCCCTCGCGGTTGGCAAAGCGGTGGTCCTCCTCGCTGGTGCTTACGATGAGGTCTCCCTTGGTGTTGTTGTATCTGTGGCCGCGAACTACAAATTGATTGACTGCTCTCAAAAGTTGATATTGTATTCAATTGAAGTCGGCATCATCGCGTTAAACTCCTTCCACAAAACCACGATGTCACCCTGTTCAATGTAGATGAGGATACCCCCTGTCTCCTCGTTGTATTTAATTAAATGCACATAGTGGGAATTCCCGAGAACGGGTTGTCCCACTACGTAACACATAGAGTCCTTATAGTTAGGGCCGATGCAGACCTTTCTAATGTCTTGCATTAAATTGAGACGACCTTGTATGTAATCTCAATATTTACCGTTCCGTCAGCAGCGGGGTCGGTGTTGGCGCCAGCGGTAGCGTAGAGTTCCAACGGCTGGTTTGGATTCAATTCGCCGTTTGTAAAGACGTTCATGTTATTGAACTGGCTCGACGGAGCGTTGATGACCGATGCCGGAACAGTGTATTGAGGGTTAGTTCCAATACTGGGAGTACCAGTATATATACCCAAGTCGTCGGTGAACGCATACGCCGTAGTACCGAACGTATAGCTGAACGCAGCACCCAAAACCTGAACGCTATTGCCCAATCCCTGAGAGGGGATGAGCTGCAAGCCCGAAACAGAAGTGACGCCAATCAATGCGGAGGCAGGAATCTGAACCCGAACAGAAAGCACGGGCTGGTCGACCCACTGTACCCCTCCGATACCCCCGTTGAGGGCCGGGTTGGCAATGAGAATCTGCTGATATGTGCCCGACGCCCCGTTGGCGTCCAAGACATTGCACGACAAGTCCAGCTCGTTAGTGAGCTCGAGGTTGTATCCCGTGCCCTGAGCCGTCCAGTCCACCGTACCAGAAACAACACCCCCGCTAGTAGAAATTCCCGCACCGACGCCAGTGAGAGAGATAGACTGGTTGACAGCAGAGTTGCCCGTATCGAGAACGGACTGCAAGCCTTGGTCGGGCTGACCGTCGCCGTTGCTGACATCTGTAACGCGACCGTACTGGTCGACAGTGACGTTGGCATTGGTGTATGGACCCGGGACAAGGGGTGCGGGAAGTGCCGCAAGGCTGACGGTGCCCGTAGTGATGATGCCGCCAACAGGGCTGGTTTCCAAACCCGTACCCGCACTTACCTGCGTAACGCTACCGCTGCCACCACTGCCAGTGCTATTGATGGTAATGGTGTTAGTAGCCGCGTTGGTAATGACACTAGTGCCGTCGCCAGCAACAACGGCAATACTTCCGTCAAGAGTGTTAATAGCGGTTACCGGAGTGCCAGTAGACGCCTGCGTGATACGACCTTTAGAATCAACATTAACCGTGGCGTAATCATATTGTCCAGCAACAACAGTAGTATCAGTCAGGCCAACAGACACATCTCCCGTAGTAGGTGTGGCAGAAACATCGGAAGAGCCTGTAACGGAATTCACCACATTGCCGTTAGCCGGGTTAAGGGTGAAAGAGGCGATATCGCCAACAGTAAAGTTCTTGGTGCTGTCGTCAGTAGCTTCGGTACCAATCACCTTGTCCCCGCTAGATAGCGGGGTCGTGGCGTCATTGTACGTTTTAATCTTAGCCATTCTTACGACGGTCGCCAGTAATAGCAGTAATAAGGATATCGAGATAACCAAATACAGCATTGTCAGATTCTGTTGGAGTGAGATTCACGACGACCTTAATGAAAGCCATAGCGGCGACGAGGAGCTCAATCCAGTATTCAGTGATGAATTCAAACATGGTCAACAAGATAAGGGAGTTTTTCTGATACGATAAATGACGGACACGCCTTGCTGCTAAACTCGTTGTGGCCGTGAAGAGACAAAGGTCCGAAAAGATTCCTTAGCGAGGTAACGACCTTGTACAGGCTGAAGAGCTGCTGGTGCGTCAGCGTGTCCTTCGGGTTGCCATCGCTATCAGTACCGCCAACATAGACCACACCAATAGAATCTTTATTGTGCCCACGGACGTGGGCTCCAGCAACATCAAGCGGTCGGCCCCGCTCAATGGTCCCGTCAAGGAGAATGACATAATGGTATCCAATGTCTGACCAGTTGCGAGGAGGCGAGGTGTGCCAGCCGCGAATCTCTTCCACACTGACGTCGCGACCCTCAGGGGTGGCTGTACAATGTAGTATGATTCGGGTTAGCTCCCTCACTTGATTCCCTTTTGGGCCAGTAAAATCTTCAGCTCGTCGACAGAAGTGACCAGCTTCTCCAGCATACTCATCACCTGTAGCTCCTGCTTCTCCAGCATGGCGATGCGGCCCTTCAGCTTGCCGACCTCAGTCTGCAACTTGAAGTACACACCTATCAGCGCACCCGCGAGCGTGAGGAGTTCGAATAAACTAATGGCGTTAGGCATGATGCGTTCCTTTCATAATCAGGAGCCTCAAACACCACCTTGTAGGAATTGTGACCCCCGCCTATGTAAATGTACTGAAGCTGCATTTTATCAAACCCAAGTGATGGTGTCAACCATACTCCAGCCTTTACCCCCACTGCCCGTAGCGAGTTCAAGGTTGTCAAATGCCGCTTTTGCCGCCGCGCCGTCATAGCCAGAGGTGATAGTATAACTGTCTCCTGCGCTCTTGAAGGCGTCTAATCCTATCGTAAGGGTTGTTAGATTGTCAACAGCCACTACGCTACATGTCTTACCGGATGTGGTGTTCTTTACGATGTCCCCGACAGAGACCCCATCTGAAACGAAATCAGCGGTACTGTCAACCAATTTGAAAGTAGTTAAGGGGGTCGTATTGGTCCCCGTACTTACCGTAGTTTCGGTTGCCGTCAAAGACATTGTTCGTGGCGCACTACCAATTGCGCACCACCTGTCAGCATTGACACCTGTATTTGTTCCTGCGGCATTGTTCCAACCGATAAGGCTTAAAGCAACATTGGCGTCAGTCAAGAACGCGCTGTTCGCGTTGCACATATCGCTAATATTCGTAGCGCTATCCATCTCCCAATTGCCGAAATTGGCGTTGACTCGTGCGCTACGGAAACAATTGCTAAAATTCTGAATATTACTCGTATCCCACTCCGTCAAGTCCTTGGACATAGAAGTTCCGTTGAACATACTTGAAATGTTGGTCATAGTAGACTTGAACGGACCCCAACTGCCAATGTATTGGTCGAAGGGACCACACCCCTGAAACGCTCCGGCAAGGATTGTTGCATTAGGCATCCTCCAACTATCGAGTCCTGTATTCAATCCTCCAACGCCACCGTTATTGAAAGACCAGCAATTGAAAAAGACATAGCTAAAATTGCCGATGCTATCGGTGTTTGTCCACCCGCCTAAGTCTTGGTTGAAAACGCCATTCCCACGGAAGAAGAACTCGAAGTTGATTGCAACAGTAGGGGTAGGCGTTGTCTGCGGCTTTAATGTCCAACTGCCGATATTGCCATTGAACTTACCCGTCCCTTGGTCGAAGAACATATATGTAAAGTCGACACAAGAACTTACGTCCCAAGACCCTACTCCACTGTCGGTTACATTACTGCCCTTAAAACAGTTATTGAAAGTTTGCACATTACCCGTGTCCCAACTGCTCAAGTCGCGGTCAAAAACGTCAACGCCCGAAAAAGTACCCGCCATAGAGGTGATATTACTCACGTCCCACGCCGTATACTGATTCGGTCCGGGGTTCTCGATATGGGTATCAAGTTCTTGATTGAAAGCGTCGCAACCCCCAAAAAGACTTGACAGACTTGTAATCCGCGGGTCAATCTTCCACTTGCGCAACTTCGTTCCCGCTACACCCGGACCATCACCGCAATTGAACGAGGTGCATCCCGCAAACATTGCTTGCAGGAAGGATGGAAACACCGTAATCCCGGTATCATAAAGACGGAATCCGGTAAGCCAATACTGGCTCCACTCGCTTACGTCTTGATTGAATGAAGAGCATCCAAGAAAAAAGTTTTGAAGCGAAGTTGCGTTACTCAACTTCCACCCGCTACAATCGCCATTGAATGACGTACATCCCGCCAAGCCGTTCCTGCCCAAATCACCTGCATACTCTACGTTCCAAGCAGAGACATCAGTATTGAAAACAATATTGTCGAGAAGCCGTGCCTCAAACGCATCATCGTTCATAACGGGCGGCTGACCCGTGGTCGTTATTGTCGCATCGCATCCTCGAATAGAACTGCTGTCCATAACAACCGCGCTACCCCAATTACTAAAATCAATAACCTTCTCGTAGTCGCCACCAACATTGAAATCAAAAAAGCAATATCCAAGGATGCGTATGGTGTATGTCCCCCCGGAAGAATACGAATGCAAGGTGGCGGGTGCGTTGTAGGTGCTAATCTCTTCTAC